TGGGTGCAAATGCTTTATACGCAAACACCACAGGGGCTAATAACACTGCGCTTGGTAATTCTGCGGGTAATAGCGTTACAACAGGGTCAAATAATCTGATTTTAGGCTATGACGCAGATACTGCGGCTGTAGATTCAGATAACTCTGTAACCCTAGGCAATGCAAGTATTGCGACTATTCGCTGTCAAGTTCAAACCATCTCATCCCTATCAGACGCTAGAGACAAGAAAAACATTGAACCGCTACCCGTTGGGCTAGACTTTATTAATGCGTTAAACCCTGTGAAATTTACTTGGGATATGCGAGACGGGGCAAAGGTAGATATTGATGAAGCAGGTTTTATAGCTCAAGAGCTTGACCAAGCACAGCAGGATTATCACGCAGAAGATTATCTGCAACTGGTATTAAAGGACAACCCTGAGAAATTAGAGGCTTCCTACGGCAAGCTAGTACCCGCATTGGTTAAATCTATCCAAGAACTGTCTACGCAGGTAGATGAATTAAAATCAGAGCTAATAGCTCTAAAAGGAGAATAAAAAAATGGCAACAGTAACAGAAGTATTAACAGCAGCAACCGATAGCGTCACGCTTATTAACGAAGTAAACGCTGGAACTTGGAATGTTGGAAATATGACCCAAGAAGAAATCAACGAGATGGTACAAAGAAATGTAGACCATCTTGAGCTTATCTTGGCTTATGAACCAGTAGACGAAGATGATGACACACCTGACGTAGTAGGCGACTCATCAGATAAGTCTAGCTATACAGATGCGATTGCAACTGGAAATAGTTACATCACAGATAATAGCTAAACCAAAACACAGAAGAATAATTATACTAAGATTAATTATATTGTTTATAATTAAACTTAAAAACATTAACACATTATGGCAGATACATTTACAACTAATTTAAACCTTACCAAACCAGAAGTTGGTGCATCCACTGATACCTGGGGAAATAAGTTAAACAACGACTTAGATGACTTAGATGCAATCTTTAGTGCTACTGGTACATCGGTAGCAATAAACTTAGACGGAGCAGTAATCGATAGCTCTGTCATAGGTGGCAACACTCCAGCGGCAGGTACTTTTACTACTTTAACCGCTAATACATCTATTACAGGCACACTAGCCACAGCAGCACAGCCAAATATTACCAGCTTAGGAACGATAGCCTCACTTGTTGCTACCACAGCCGACATCAACGCAGGTACTATAGATAATTCTGTCATCGGCGGAACAACTGCCGCCGCTGGAACATTTACAACCTTAACTGCAAACACCTCAATCACAGGAACTCTTGTAACAGCAGCACAGCCTAACATTACAAGTGTTGGAACGCTGACAGGATTTACTTCAACTGGTATTGATGATAATGCTACATCTAACGCATTAATTATTGATGCAAATGAAAATGTTGGAATTGGGGCAAGTCCTTCTAACAGATTAGACGTTGTGGGAAGTGGAAGCACTAAATTAAAAATTACAAACAGCGACACTAACTGGGCCGCGCTTGATATACAAGCAGGTGGAAACCAAGCAAATTATATTTTCTTTAGAGATGATTCTGCTGAAAGAGCAAGAATATCAATAACAGACACAAACGAAATATTGTTTAGTAATGGTAGCAGTTCAGATGAACGCATGAGAATTAATGGTGATGGAGATACTCGTTTTTATGGTGACTTGGTTGGAGGCGCTGGTACAGCCTATCCAACTTCTGGAGCTATTAACAGCGCATATTTACATTCCATTGGAGATGTAGCCAAACCAGCTTGTAGATTTACTCAAACCAGTACCAGCAATAGTGATACAGTAGTAAGAATCAGACATGAAAATACAACAGCAGGAAACTATATAGAATTTAGAACAGACGAAAATGTTTTGACTGGTCAAATACAAGATGTAAGCGGAACAATGCAATATCAGTCAGCATCTGATTCAAGATTAAAAGAAAATGTAGAATCAATGACTGAGGGATTAACAGATGTTCTTGCAATGAATCCTGTTAAATTTACTTGGAAAAATATCGTAACAGAAAATAAAACTGTTGATATGAAAAGTGCTGAAAGTAGAGGATTTTTAGCTCAAGAATTAAATGAACATTATCCTTGGGCGGTATCTGAGGGTGGAGAAAATGAGAAAGAAAATCCTTGGGGTGTTGATTATGGAAAACTTACTCCAGTGCTTGTTAAAGCTATTCAAGAACAACAAACAATTATTGAGTCTTTAGAGGCTCGTATAACAGCTTTAGAAAGCTAATAAACTAAGAGGAAAATAAAAATGGCAATATCATATGAATGGAATGTAAACACAGTAGACGTATATCCTACTGACGAAGATCACACCAATGTAATCTATAACGTACACTGGCGATTAAACGCCACTGATACTGAATTAGATCCAGAGGGCAATCCTTACACTGCAAGTGTTTATGGGACACAAGCATTAGACACCTCAGATCTTTCAAACTTCACAGACTTTGACAGCGTAACTGCTGCTCAAGTACAAGGCTGGGTCGAAAATGCGATGGGTGAAGAAGAGGTACAATCTTTAAAAGATAGCCTTGATGCAAAAATTGCAGACGAAATAAATCCAACAAGCGAAACAAAACAATTAGTTGCTTAATTGAATGGCATTATTTCCAATCACACCTCCTGCAGGTATAGTCAAAAATGGAACTGATTATGCCAATAAAGGCCGTTGGGTTGATGGAAATTTAGTTCGTTTTGAAAACGGATATTTAAAACCTATAGGTGGTTGGACAAAACTTAGAGCCACAGCACTAGATGGCGCTCCCATTGGGATGTACGCCTATAACGATAATTTAGGTCAGCCTATACTGGCAGTCGGTACAAGAGAAAAAGTTTATGTCCTATACGACAACACTTGGACTGATATTACACCTGTAGGCTTTGTGAATGATGCGTCTAATGACCCTCTTGGTTATGGTGCATACAATTACAACGTAGAAGATTATGGTGATGCTCGTTCACAATCAGGATTACCTTTAAGATCGGGTCATTTTTCTTTTGATAACTGGGGAGAGCATTTAAACTTTTGTTTTTCTGGTGATGGTAAGATTTACCAATGGCGACCAGACTCAGCAGGTGGATCACCTGATACCATAGCCACAGTCGTATCTAACGCACCCACAGGGTGTCAAGCAATTATTGTAACCAACGAAAGACATTTGGTTGCCATAGGTTCAGACGGAGATCCAAGAAAAATATCATGGTCAAACAGAGAAGATAATACTAACTGGACATCTAAAGCTACTAACACCGCAGGTGATTTACAAATCCCTACAGGTGGCAGAGCTATCATGGCAGCATCATTTGGCAATGACATTATTATTTTTAGTGATACTGGTATTAGCAGAATGTTCTATGCTGGTTCACCTTTTGTTTATGGTATTGCTGATGCTGGAACTAACTGCAAAACAGTTAGCAGACGTTCTATTGTTTCTACTGGTAACTTCCTAGTGTGGATGGGTGAAAACTCTTTCTTTGTATACGATGGCACTGTTAGAGAAATACCATGCGAAGTGCATGATTATGTTTACGATCAACTAAATGTGTCTGGCAAACAGGCTTGTTGGGGCGGTCATAACTCTAACTTCAATGAATTATGGTGGGGATTCCCAAGCGGTGATAATCAATATGCTCCTAACAAATACGTCATTTGGAATTATGGTGAAAATGTTTGGTCTATTGGTGAGCTAGACAGAGGTTGTTGGGTTGACCAAGGTGTCTTTGATTTCCCAACTTCAGCAGATAACGCTGGTTTTGTGTATCAGCACGAATCAACTGTATTAGGTAACTCACCTAATTTAGGCTCTGCTGTTCCATATGCGACCTCTGGGCCTATTGAAATAGGTAATGGTGACAATTATGTCCAATGTAATCAAATCATTCCAGACGAAGAGGCTAACACGCTTCCAGGTGTCACCCTTAGTTTCAAAGGTAAATTTACTCCACTCGGTGCAGAAACCGACTTTGG